GCGTGCCGGCCAGGTGCAGCTGCAGGCGCTTCAGCGGCTCGGGCGCGCCGCGGTCGACGCTGAGGTCGGGCAGCGGCCGGGCCCAGTCGGTGGGCTCCCGGCCGCGCACCGACAGCACCGGGTGGGCGTTGGCGAGCGCGAAGAAGTCCTCGGCACGCAGGAAGAGGTCTTCCGGCGGCAGGATCGGCCGTTCCTTGTCGTGCTGCAGGAAGCGGTGGCGCTCGCGGGTGTCGACCCAGAAGCGCTTCAAGGCGTCGTCGACCTCGCCGTGCAGCGCGATCGCGGCCCGTTCGCCGAGGTAGTCGAAGATCGTCGCGACGCTGTCGAAGAACAGCGGCAGGTAGTACTCGATGCCGGCGGTGGCGATGCCGGTGCCGATGTCCTTGTAGAGCCGCACCTTGGTCGGGTCGCCCTCCATCTTCTCGCGCCAGCGGGCGCGGAAGGCGGTGCGCGCGTCCTCGTCCATCGGGAATTCACGCCCGGGCAGGAGCCGCACCTCGGGCACGGGGTACAGGCTGCGCTGGCTGTCGGGGTCGAAGGTGCGGATGCTGTCCACCTCGTCGCCGAAGAGGTCGACGCGGTAGGGCACGGCCGAGCCCATCGGGTAGAGGTCGATCAGGCCGCCGCGCACCGCGTACTCGCCGGGCGAGACCACCTGGCTCACGTGGGTGTAGCCGGCGAGCGTCAGCTGGGCTTTCAGGCCCGCCTCGTTGAGCTTCTCCTTCTGCTTGAAGTTGAAGGTGTAGGCGGCGAGGAAGCTGGGCGGCGCAAGGCGCACCAGCGCGGTCGAGGCGGGCAGCAGCACCACATCGACCTCGCCGCGCTGGATGCGCCACAGCGTGGCCAGGCGTTCGGAGATCAGGTCCTGGTGCGGCGAGAAGGTGTCGTAGGGCAGGGTCTCCCAGTCGGGGAAGACCGCGACGCGCAGCTCGGGCGCGAAGAAGGCGAGCTCGCCCTCCAGGCGCTGCGTGTCGGCCGGCTCGGCGCTGACGATGGCGGTGAGCTGCTGCTGGGCCTTGCGTTCCTGCGCGAAGCGCGCCAGCAGCAGGGCGTCGGCCGAGCCCGGCGGGCGCGGCAGCGTGAAGCGTTTTCCGGGGGACAGGCTGGGAAGGTGCATGGGCCTCATCGCGCCAACGCGCGCTACAAAACCAGATCGCCCCGCGGAGCACAGCCGAGGGGCGATCGAGCGGGGCGATTATGAATTACGCACCTTAGCCGCGAGACGTTCGATGGCTTTTGTGTCCTTGATGTGCGGTTCGGCTTCTAGTGCAGCCAGCGCGATCCACTCGGCAATTGGCTCGCCGAGCCTGTCTGCAAGCTTGCCCGCCACGATCGGGCTCAACTGTCCGCGGCGCCGAGCCGTTGCGAGCGTGGTCGGGTTGAGCTGCAGCTCTATCGACAGTGCTCTCTCTGAGCTTGCGGTCTTCATTGCCTTGTTCAGCAGGTCGAGTGTGGTGCGCATCACGGATTCCTGAGTGGCGACACTTGTCATCGTACCGTAAGTGTTGACGGCACTTGTCGTTATGTGTACTGTCGCGACTGTGATGGCACTTGTCGTCGTCATTGGAGCCGGTATGCGATCGAAACTGGAAAAGCCGTTGGCTTCCGCGTCATTCGACGCACGTCGCCTGTTCGCCCTGCGCAAGCTGTACGCGCAGCTCGTTGCTGCTGGCGACAGCTACGCGACGCAGGTGGAGCCAGATCTTCGTCGCGTCGCTGCAGGTCTCATTGCTGGCGAGGCGGTCACGGCGTGAGGTCGTTCGGCGCCATCGTCGGTTCGATACCTGGCCTTGGGCCGAATGCGTCGGCCAGCTTGGTTCGCAAGGCCTCGGTGTCGGGCACGTGCTTGAAGCGGACCACACGGTATCCGGCTTGCGTGAGTAGTGCGTCACGGCTGCCGTCCTGCGCTTCTCGTCCCTTGTGGCTGGAGTCATCTAGCTCAATCACAGCTCGCACCTTGAAGGATTTGTCGCACAGGACGAAGTCCGCGACTTTCCTGTCGAACGTGTTCCGCGTCGTGCGGTCCTTCGTCGTCAACAGGGCCGAGAAGGCCACCTGCGCGAGGACCACGCTTTCCGGGAATGTCTCTCGCAGCCGGAAGTACATCGGCTGCTCGTGCTTCGTTAGGGGATCCCGTGGGCTCGGTGTGCCGATCGCTCGCCGCGGTCGCTTCGATGCGGAAACCCCGGCGATGAGGATCCCAAGCAAGAGGATCACGGCGATCGTGACCAGCAATGTTTTTCCCATCTGCTTCTCCCTTTTCTGCCGAGTTTATCTGCTCGCTATCTACGCTGATTTCACCCGTCGCCCTTGCGTGCCTGGGCGACGGGTGCAATCCCGCACCGGCTGACTATTGGAGTCACGGCGATGCAATCGATCATTCAAATCCTCAAGCTCAACGAACCGAAGGCCTGGAGCATGGACGGCCGCAGTGGTTTCTCCCACAGCGCCGAATGCCTGCTGCTCACGCAGGACGGCGAGGTCGACCAAGTCGGCGTCCTCAAGATCAAGGGCGATGACCTCATCAAGAAAGCCCAGGTCGGCATCTACATGGGCTCGTTCGCGATGCGCGCCAATCCGGCGTCGCGCCAGATCGAGGCGCAACTGACCGACCTGGTGCCGCTGCAGAAATCCGGGCGTGGCTTCGTGCCGGCTACCGCTTCTGTCGACGTCAAGCCCATTGCGAAGGCTTGATCGTGCGTGTTCCCCTTCTGCTTGTATCAGCGGCTGTTGCTGTTGCGGTCTTCGTGTGCCGTGACGCCTGGTCACACGGTGAGCACTGGACTGCGGTGATTTTGGGCGCGCTGGCGGCCTTTGTGGTGCTGCAGTCGTGCGCGGCCGAAGGGGTCTGACATGGCGGTCTGCGTCGCTGTAGGTGCTGCTCAGTCTGCGTCAGGCGTCTCGATGGACGTCCTGGTGCCGTCTGTTGCCGACGTGTGCACGACCGCGGTGATGCTGACCCCGGCGGAGTATTCCGCTCTCTCGAATTCCCCGCTCCAGCTCACGCTGGAGCAAGGCGCAATGGTCTCGGCTGCCATCCTGGGACTGTGGGGCCTCGCGTACGGCTTTGCGGAGCTGTCGCGGGTCCTTCGTGACGATGGTGTTTCAAGCAACTCAACGGAGTGAATCCATGAAGAACAAGCTCGCGCTGCTGGCGCGTTTGCAGCAATCCAACGCGGTGCGCGCCGGCCTGGCGGTCGGTATCGCGGCCATGGCGACCAACGCCCACGCGGCGGCCGGCGACATCGATGTCACGCTCGTCGTGGCTGCGATCGTGGCTGCCGGTGTGGCGATCACGACGGTCGGCGGCGCCAAGGTGGTGATGGTCGTGGGCGGCAAGGCCTGGGGCTGGATCCAGCGGTTCATCTGATGCGGTGACGCGTCGGGTCGGGGGCGGCTTCGGCCGTCCCTTTTTCTTGGTGGGGTGCGTATGGGTGTCTACGTCGTTATTGCAGTGCTGGGGGCCGCATGGATCATTTTCAGAAGCTGACGCTCCGCGGCCTGCTGTTTGTGGCGCTTTTGCTGCTCGAGTGTGTGCCTGCGGCGTACGCGTTAGGTGAGACTCAGCCGGCGCAGCGGACGTACTACGTCGGGAACGGTCAGGGTGCTACGCCTGATGCGGCCTGTCAGTCGGCGGCTTCGAAGTACGTTGGGCCGCCAGCGCTCGCTGCTGCGTACATCTTCAGCGGTGCGCCTGACGATGGCCTGTGCATCTTCGACGTGTTGAATAACGGCCAGATGACCCGTTTGGGTGCCTACGTCGTGTCGGAGGTGTACAGCTGCCCGCAGGGCTGGTCGCTCAGCGGGCAGACGTGCACGAAGGTCGAGCAGACCGCTTGCGACACGCTCGTGGCGAACGCGAACGCCACCGGTGGTTCTTTCAGCACGCCGGTTGTTGTGTCTGGTCTTCCTCCGCTCGAAGGGTGCGTTCAGGGGTGCACGGTTCAGGGCAGCTACGCGGGCAAGTACCCCGGCGGCACGATTCTTTGGGGTCCGTTTCGCAATGCTGGCGTGTCTTGCACTGGTGCCACGCAGCCGTCTCCCACGTCGTTGCCTCCTGGCAAGTGCCCGGGCCAGGTGAACGGCGTTGACGTGCCGGGCGGTGTTCCGTGTGGGACGACCACGTCGCCTCCTTCTGGCACGACCACGTCGCCGACAACGACGACTCCCACGCCGGCAGCCGGTACTCCTGGTGCGCCTGGTACGCCTGGTGCGCCTCCGCCCGGGCAGTCGACCACCACCAGCACTTCGTGCACTGGCGGTTCTTGCACGACCACCAACACGACAATCAATGTCAACCCGGCGGACAACTCATCGCCGGGTACGGGAGCTAACGCTGGGACACCACCGGGTAGCACCAGCACGTCGACGACGACGACGACGGAGCCTCAGGACTCGTACTGCTCGAAGAACCCGCAGGCTCAGCAGTGCAAGAAGGCCGATTCGACGTTCGGCGGTTCGTGTAGTGCAACCTCGTGCACTGGCGACGCGATCCAATGCGCGATTGCAGCAGAGCAGGCCAGGCGCAACTGCCAGTTGATGGACACGCCTACGCCGTTGAGCCAGCTCGGCACAGCGGCGACGACTGCGGGCGATCGGCCGGGGGACCATCCGGCCAATGCGCCCTCGGCGACTAGCGTTGACCTGTCGTCGGTGCTCGGGGTGTCGAACCCGTTCGGGTCGACGTGCCTGCCCGACAAAACCATTCCGCTGTGGGATGGGCACTCGTTCGCGATCCCGCTCGCGGACAAGTGCTGGCTGTTTCAAGCCATGGGCGCGATTGCTGTCGCCTTCACCACGGTGATTTGCGGCCTCATGGTCATCAGGAGCGTTTGATATGCCAGTGTTCATCGCAGCGCTGCTGGGCGGTCTCGTTTCCGCCTGCGGCACGCTAGTAGGGCGCGTGTTGGTGTCGCTGGGGATCGGCTATGCGACGTTCAGCGGCTTCAATGCGTCGCTGAACTGGGTGCGCGATCAGGCGCTTTCGAAGCTTGCTGGTCTGCCGGCTGACATGGTGCAGTTGCTCGGCGTGTTGCAGGTCGGCACGTGCATCAGCATCTGGTGTGCAGCGCACGGGATCATCCTCGTCGTCAAGGGCGTGTCCGCCGGCGGCGCGATCACGAAGATGGTTCAGAAATGACGATCGAGCTGCAGACCGGTCTGCCCGGTCACTGCAAGACGCTCTACACGCTGGATCGTGTTGAGACGCTGCGCAAGCAAACTGGCCGGCCGGTCTTCTACAACGGCATCAAGATCGTCAAAGAGAAGCTGCCGGATTGGCAGGAGATCAAGGCGGAGGAGTGGTACACGGCGCCGCCTGAGGCCATCGTCGTCATCGATGAATGCCAGCGCCTCTTTCGTCCACGGCCGAACGGCAGCGCCGTGCCGAAGTATGAGAGTGAGCTGGAGACGCACCGGCACGGCGGTATCGACCTGGTGCTGTTGACGCAAAAGCCTCGGCTCATCAGCGTCAACGTGCGCGAGCTGGTGGGCCGGCATTTCCACGCTGTGCGCAAGTTCGGCCTGGAGCGGTCGACGATTCATGAGTGGCCTGAGCTGCGCTTCGATGTGAGCAAGCGCGGTGACTCGGTCAAGCATGAGTACAAGTTCAACCGCGAGGTTTTCACCTGGTACAAGAGCGCTGAGGCGCACACCGTCAAGCGCAACATCCCGATGAAGGTTTGGGTGCTGCTCGGGTGCATCTTGCTGCTTCCGGTGTTGATCGGATTTCTTGTGTGGCAGATGGTGGGCATGGTTAAGGGCAACCCACTTGAGAAGTTGCCTTCGTCGCTCTCGCCTGCTGCTTCGGCTCCTGCTGCTGGTGGTCCCGTTTCGAATGTGGTCGGGGCAGCACGCTCTGCAGGCGGGCAGAGGGTTGGAGCGACCTCGGAGGAGTACATCGCTTCCTACGTGCCTCGCGTGAACGGCCTCGCGTACACGGCACCGGTCTACGATGACGTCACGAAGCCGGTGGAAGCGCCCTACCCGGCTGCTGTTATTGCGAGCGCGGCGAGGTGCCAGGCCTACAGTCAGCAGGGAACGCGGTTGGACATGCCGGAGTCTCTGTGCCGGCAGATTGCGGCGAGCGGCTTCTTCATGCCTTGGGCAGTGCGCCAGGCGGCGCCGGCGTCACCTCCAGCGCCTGCACGGACGGTTGCGGAATCTGAGGCGGCTGTGCAGCCGGGTCCTGGTCTGGTGTCGCTGGGTGGGACGCGTCCGGCGGCTCCGCAGGCTCAGGCACCGAGAGACGAGGTGCAGGATCCATCTCGGCCTCGAGCTCGAGCTCGCGGCAATGGCTGACGTGTCACCGGTCCCACAGTCGGAGCTGCCCGGCTGCCTCGGCGTTCATCACCTCGCGCATCGCGTCCAGTGCTGCGATCGCGGCTGCAGCGCTCTCCTCCCACACGTAGGCCAGCAGGTCGAGCTGCACTGTGACGCGCGTGTCCCGCGGCTTCGGTGTGTAGCTTTTCGGCTCGGGGTACACGATGCGGCCGACCAGTGCAGCGAGCTGGCCGCGCACCTTGCGCATGCGGCGTCCCCAGGCGCTGCCGGGCCGGCTGGTGTGCCAGACCAGGCGGTGGCCGAAGCGCAGCGGCAACTGCAGCGCGAGGGCTTCGGGCCAGCGGCGGTAGTTCTGTTCGATCACGGTGGGCGCTCCTGGATGCTCATCGGCCTCCGATGGTGGTGGCCATACGTCGTACAAGACGCTGCACAGCAGGGACGGCACGGGGTCAACCCTTCGGGCCGCTTGTTTGGCCTACAGGGAACGCGGAGCGTTACACGCTCGAGCGCTGCGCGGGCCGAACCCCGCAGGGGCTTGGGGTTGAGGCCGGGACGCGCCCTGCGGTACACCGAACCGCGACGTGTGGTGTGCGCGCTGATCGTGGCAGGCCGGGGGCGTGAGGCCGGGCCGGCCACGGCACGGCCGGCGCAGCCGGCCTAAATTTATCCCTAGGACACTTCAGAACATGAGCACGTATTTCTTGTTGGCGCTCTATCTCGTTGCTGTTGTCTTGATGGCTGTTGGCATCGGCGTGCAGCTCTTGGGCTTCTGGATGCTCACGCCTAAGGGCGATGCGTGGCGGCTTCGCAGGCTGGCAGAGCTGCGTGCTCGTCGCATTGCGCGGATGCGTCGCGACGGCTGAAAAACATGACTCACAACTTTGCCTCTGGTTGCGACTGCCCTGGTTGTGTTCTCCGTCTCTCTCAGGTTGATGCCTGGGTGGCAGCGGAGCATCTGCGCGTCGAAGGAGAGATCGCGGCTGTCGAGCTGTTGGTCGACGAAGCGGAGTCGGCGGCCGATGAGGCTGGGCTTCAAGGTGATGGCCGTGATGCCTTCATCGCGAAATTTGTTCGCGATCGTCGTTAGAAAAAAGTTGCCCCGGCGAACTCTGGCAGGAGTACCCGGGGCGGTGACTAGAACCCATAGCGGGGGCTCAAGTGCTGCGAATTATCGATGGTGTGGTGTATGAGGGCAAGCCGAGCGCGGATCGCTGGATCGTGACGCTCAGCAACCTGGGCAACGGTCAGCGGGAGGCCAGCGTTCAGCGAGCGATTGACTGGGTCGAGGACGGTCCGCTGGATCCTGACTCGATCCTCGCGCAGGTGCTGCGTGGTGAGCGTGAGGACCCCGAGGCCGAGCACAAGGCACGGGCTAACCGCAAGCGCGCGGCGAGGCGTGCGAAGACCAAGGTTCGCCGGCTCTGCAAGGCCTTCGGCCTGGACACGATGTTCACCCTGACCTACCGGCAGAACCAGACCGACCTGGACACGTGCAAGAAGCACGTCAAAGCGTTCGTCAGGCGCGTAAAGCGCTACATCCCGGGGTTCCGGTACGTCGCCGCGTATGAGCCCCAGGAACGGGGCGCCTGGCACGTTCACATGGCCGTCAGGGCCATCGAAAAGCGTTTCCGCGTTAAAGGGGCCTGGGTCAAGAGCTATGACGTTCTGCGGTCGGCTTGGCGTGCCGTCGTCGGCCTCGATAACGGCACCGTGAACGTGTCGTCAGGTGGCAAGCGCGGCCGTATCAAGCGTCGGAGTCCTGCACGTCTGGCCGCCTACATGTCGAAGTACATGCTGAAGGGCTTTGAGGAGGGCGAGCTGTACGCGAACCGCTACAGCGCCTCGGAGCAAACCGACGTGCCTCGGCCAGTCCGGATGGAGTTCGCGAAGGCATCGCTCGCGGAGCTGGTCGGCCTGGTCTACGACGAGGTCGCGGTCGGCGGGGTCGAGTGCTTCACCTGGCTGTCGCGCTTTGGTGACACGTTCTACATCGCCACGGAGCCAGAAAGACCGAGGGAATTGCTCGCCTGGGAGGTTTGACGTAGTGTCGCGGCCACAACAACAAGAGATAGGAGGATCGCATTGCGTATTGGTTACGCGAGGGTCTCGACGCAGCAGCAGGACACAGCATTGCAGCGCGAGGCGTTTAAGAGGGCGGGGGTTGCCAGGGTCATCGAGGAAAAACGCAGTGGTGGGGCTGCTAGACCCCTCCTTGATGCCTTGCTGGAGAGACTGAAGCCGGGCGATGTCCTGGTGGTCTACAAAATCGATCGGTTGGCTCGCAGCTTGGTCGACCTGTTGAGGATCCTGGATCGGATCTCGAAGGCGGGGGCGACGTTCAAGAGCTTGACCGAGCCGTTGGAGACGGAAACACCTGTGGGGCGGATGATGCTGCAGCTACTCGGCGCGGTGGCGGAGTTTGAGCGGGCGGTCATTCGTGAGCGTTGCGAGGCTGGTCGTGTTGCCGCTCGCGATCGTGGAGTGCAGTTCGGTAGGCCGGCGACGGTGACGGTCGACGAAGTTCGGCCGCTCGTTGAGCAGGGATTGCTGCAGCGTGAGGTGGCTGAGCGCCTTGGTGTGTCGCGTGACGTTGTTGGTCGCTGCGTTCGTACCTATGGGCTAGCCGTCGCCAGTCGGCGGCCAGGTCGTCGGCCTACGGTGTCGATCGGGGATGTTCGGCCGCTTCTTGAGGCCGGATTGATTCAGTCGCAGGTTGCCGCGAGGCTGGGGGTCTCTCGGTACGCTGTAGCGCGTTGTGCGAGGACGAATAACCTTCGGTTTGGGGCTTAGGCCTTGGCCTCGTTGCGGGTGGTCAGTGCGCGGGCGAGCTTCGCAAAATATAGAATTCGCGCACATTCCCCCGCCCGATGACGACCTCTCCGCCCCCCCGACTCTTCGCGCTCGTCCCCTGCGCCGGCACCGGTGAACGCGCTGCCGCCGACGGACCCAAGCAATACGCGCCGCTCGCCGGTGCCAGCGTGGTGGCCCATACGCTGGCGGCGCTGGCCGGCGTGGCGCGCCTGGCCGGCACGC